ATGAGTGGTGACGACACCATCGTTATAAATAACAGAGTTTTTACTGATTTGGCTGATGGGGACGTGGTAAATCTTACCTTCCCAAATGATATTGCTAATATCAAGACTGGTAAAAATGGAAACTCAATCTATGGCTTTAATGCCACAGGTAAACAATGCGAAGTTAAAATTAGGGTCATTCGGGGTTCAGCTGACGATAAATTTTTGAACGGCCTTCTCGTTTCCCAACAGGGTAATTTCGCAGGGTTTCCTTTAATGATTGGCGAATTTATTAAAAAGATTGGTGACGGAGCTGGCAAGATTTTGAGTGACACCTATATTATGTCTGGGGGAGTATTTACCAAAATACCCGAGGCAAAAAGTAACGCAGAAGGCGACACCGAACAATCAGTTTCGGTCTATACATTGAAGTTTAGCAATTCGCCAAGGGTCATCTCATAAGGAGTTGATCAATGATCGAGCCTATTAAACTTCCGAGCGGTGCGGAGCTAAGAATCACCTTGGCTCCCTTTACAGTGGCCAAATCCCTCTATCAAGCTGTTCTTGAGGAAACTAAATTAGTTCGCCTCGACGCCAATATGGATATTGACACCAACTTATTAAAGGACCTTTTTTGTATTGGCCTTTCCTCAAAGAAAATTGAGGCCGCCTTAGATGATTGCATGAAAAGGTGCTTGTATAATAACCTGAAAATCACTGCTGATACGTTTGAGGCTGAAGAGGCTCGACAAGATTACATTACAGTTTGTTTTGAAGTAGGGAAGGCGAACATAGAGCCTTTTCTGAAAGCCCTTATGCCCAAGTTAAAACAATTATCAGCGATAATACCAAAAAGCCAAGCATAAGGGCGAATGATGATTCTTTGTTGATTTTATTTCGATTGGTGAAGGCTGGTTACGGTTCGCTGAGTGAGGTTAAACGAATGAACGCGAGAGAAGTAATTCAGGCTTTACACTATGAAACTTTTCTCTCAGACTACGAGTATGCGTTCAAACAATTAAACCTGAGGGGTGATGTTTGAAAGTCGGAGAGTTATTTGTTCAAATTGGATTGAAGGGCGCCGAACAGGTTGCTAAGGGTATGAGTGACGTTGCAAAACGTTTCAAATCTCTAGCGGACCTTTCTTGGGAAACTAAAGCAGCTGTTCTTGGTGCCATTTATGGCTTAGAACGATTCGCTCAAATGGCCGCCGGTAATGGTATGGCTATGCGTAACTTCAACGCTGAAACTGGCCTATCCGTTGAGACCCTTCAACGTTGGCAGATTGCTGGAAAACAATTCGGTATTACTAATGAAGAGATGGCTGGCAGTATTAAAAATGTCCAGTCAGTAATGGGTAAAATGCTATCAGGCCAAAACGCTCCGAGCGGCTGGGCCGATATTTCAAGGACCGTTGGTTTAGATATCACGAGAGTCCAAGATACCTATTACGTTATGGAAAAACTCAGAGAGTACGCTAAAAAAACTAAGTTACCGGTAACTTTGGCAAATGAATATATCAGTTCCTTCGTTGGCAACGAGAAAGTCGTCGGGATGCTTAGGCGCACGACCGTCGAACTAGATAAAATCCCAAGAAGCATGATAATGACCCAGCGAGAACTTGAGAATCAAGCTAAACTCGCACATGACTGGGAATTACTCTGGCTCAGGATGCAGCAGGGTTTTCAGCGTTTTGCTATGACTTATGCTCCGTCGGCAGTTAAACTGATGGGTGGCGGTTTTGATCAAATAATAGACCTTGCTAAGAATATTAGAAAATTGTCGAATGAATTTCCTTTTCTTGAAAAGGTCGCTATTGCTGCCGGATTAGCCATCGCTGGTGCGTTCAAACCTATTACGACAATAATTGCTGGCATTATGCTATTTTTAAATGAATGGCAGAAGTATCAAGAAGGAAAAGAAAATTTATTTAGCACCTATTCCGATGCATTCAAGGGAATGATGCAAGAATGGCAAGAAGAAAAACCAGCAAAACCTGATGAGGCTGAAGCAAATAAATATAGAGATAAAATCAGGGCAATGTTTGGCATGAGTCCCTTAGAGCAATCAAATGTGGTTCCGCCGATGAAAGGTCCGACCGAAAATAAATCAGGAACGTCGGTAAATATAAACCAGAACCTAAACTTTCAGCATGAAGGTAAGGATGCGCATAAGACTGGGGTCTCTGTTCAAGAGGCAATCAAGGGCGCGTTCTATCAAATGCCAAGTAACTTTATGGTGAAATGATGGACATCAGTCGATTAGCGAACGCAACAAATCAAATAACAGGACTTGCAAATCTGATTGTGGTGGCTCCACAACAGACTATCGGATATCAGCCACAACTATCATCGCAAAAGCCTCTTTTATTTCATTACGAGGCCGAGAACACAATCAACCTCGAATCAGACATTACCGATCACTACACTGAGGATAATTCAGCTATCAACGATCATATTGCTCTGAGACCTGAACAAGTGACGGTCCGAGGTTTCATCGGCGAATTGAACGATGTAGTACCTGAGGAGTTACAGGTCTTGAAAACGGCTTCAGAAAAACTTGTGGCCATCGGGTCATTCGTTCCCCAATTATCTGAGTCAGCGTTAAATGCTTACAACAATGCTTGGTATCTCTACAATGTTGGGAAATCAGCCTTTAACGCTGCCGTAAGTGCGTACAGCACACTCGATAAGGGCAGCCAAGTATCTCAGCCCGTAGTCTCAGCCAATGGCATTAGTAATGGAAAAACCCAGAATCAACAGCAGTTATATTTTCAACAGTTCTATGGATATTGGCACGATAGAGTACTTTTTACAGTTCAAACTCCGTGGGCAGTTTTTGAGAACATGGCCATTAAAAATCTAAGAGTTTTGCAGGACGCTGACACCGCCGTTATTTCAGATTTCGAAATAACTTTCAAAATGATTAGATACGCAAAAACAATCAGGGTTGCAGACCGCGAAGGACGTCTGTTTTCTCAAGGGTCATCGCTGCTAGACCTTGGAACATCAACACCATCACCAGCCACAGAATCACTGTTGGGATTCGTAGGAAAGTTTTGAGGCGTTATGTTTAAGATCGAACAAATAACCAGTGATCCCTATCAGAAACAGACTTTAGTCCTGACGGATAAGACGAAGGTCAAACTCACTCTTTATTATATGCCCATGCAATATGGCTGGTTTATTAAGGAATTAGTTTACGAATCTTTCACTTTAAATAACTACCGTGTTTGTAATTCCTTAAACCTCCTCCATCAGTTCCGAAATAAACTGCCCTTTGGTCTAGCTTGTATTTCGAATCAAAATCGGGAACCGATGTTTGTTCAGGACTTTAGTTCTGGGTTTTCAAACCTGTATCTATTAACTTCCGACGAGGTTGAACAGGTTAATCAGGTGATTCTGAATGGATAAAACGCAGAGGAGTTATGTTTTAAATATTGAGGATCAAAATGGGGACGTCCTGCGCGTAGAACCTCCATTTACTATCGACTTTGACGTTTTTAGAAATACTATGTCGTCAGCGAACATAACAAAAATCAGAATTTATAACTTAAACGAGGAACAACGAAACCGCATTCTTAAAAATCCATTACAATGGCAACCTCGTTTAGTCACATTGCGGGCAGGCTATGGAACAAACCTACCGATGATTTTGAATGGTTATATTACCCAATGCTTTTCAATGAGAGAAGGCACTCAGTTTGTTACGACGATTGAATCATTTGATTCAGGTTACGCTTATTCAAACGCTGTTTATAGTGGTCCAGCTTTTCCGGCTGGCACGAAAAAACAGACGATCGTCGAGACGTTGATTAAATCCTTGGAGGCCTATGGCGTAGGGATTGGTTATATTAGCGATCTTGGGACCGATAAAATTACCAGAGCTAAATCAATTACTGGCTCGACTATTGATCGAATTAGAGAAGAAACCGACGAGCATTTTTTTATTGATAATGGGCTTGCCTATGTTGTGATTGATTTAGACGCCATTGAGGGGCCAGTTGATTTCGTAAACTATGAGACCGGCCTTTTAAATACGCCGCTTAGGAACGAGACGTATCTCAATTTTGATCTGCTTTTTGAGCCTCGGTTAATCATGGGACAGAAACTTTTTGTCGAAAGTCAGACGGCTCGGAACTACACCGGAAATTATAAGGTTGTTTCAATTCACCATCGCGGTACAATTTCGCAAGCTATTGGCGGAGTCGCTATAACGTCGGTCGGTTGTCTCGCTGGTGACTATGCGACATTAACAGCGTTGAGAGGATTTTAAATGCAACAGGCACCTACCAATTTCACCCCACAGCTTCGGGACCTTCTGAATCTCTTTAAAAGGGAAATATTTCTTGATTTTAATTGTCATGCGATTGCTGCCGTTGAATCCTTCGACTCGGCAACACAGAGAATTAAAGCCAAGATGCTTTATTGTAAGACAGTTATAAAAGATGGCTTAGAAATACCAATCGAATATCCTTTACTCGTCGATATTCCGATGATCATTTTGGGCGGCGGGAATGGTCGATTGACTTTCCCTATCGCCAAAGGTGACCAATGCCTGATTCTATTCAATGACCGTGATATTGATAACTGGATGGCCGGAGCAAAATCTGGCCATGTGGCATCGACTCGGCTTCATTCTTTCTCTGATGGTATAGCACTCATTGGTTTTTTTAAGGTCGCAAGTTATGACACGACTAGGGTGAAGCTGGCAAACGGCTCGACCTATGTCGGGATCAGTTCGTCTAAAGTTAAAGTCGCAAATAGTTCCGATAGTCTGGGGGTGGTTCTAAAGAGCCTGACAGATGAGCTGGCCAGTTTAATCACAGCGATTAAGGCCATTACTGTTTCAGGGGTACAAACGGGAGCAGGGGTCAGTGGAACGCCAGTCAATGCGGCGTCCTTTACCTCAATAAATAACAATTTGACGACGATTTCTAACAAATTGCAGGGGTTACTCGAATGAAAGTTAGGGCCATAGACGCAGACGGAGACTGGACCTACGGCAAGGGGTTCAATGACTATAAAACTAACAATGCTGCAATTGCTCAAAATATAGCAACTAGGCTTCGTTGTTTCTTAGGAGATTGCTTTTTTGCTTTAAATGAGGGCGTTGATTGGTGGACTCTAATAGGTTCTAAAAATCAAATCGCTTTAAATCTTGCTATAAGTGCAGTGATTCTTAAAACTGATCTAGTAACGGGGATTTTGCAGCTATCGACTAATTTGGACGCGAACCGGAAACTCACCCTTTCATATGAGGTAGCGACGGTGTTCAGCCAAGGGCAATCCCTAGACACGATTATTGCTGAAAATACTTACTTGATGGACAATACTGGGAACATAACTGTTTAGAGGTAATTATGCCAAACGCTTTAACTAGCACCGGCTTGCAAACTATGACTAGGGATGAACTGGTCACTTATTTCACTGATGAAATGCAGAGCATTTACGGTGCTGATATCAATTTGGATTCTGATACGCCAGATGGTCAGATGATGAACATTTTTATTCAGGCCATGCTCGATATGCAGGACCTCCTGACTCAAATCTATAACTCAATGAACCCAGATACGGCGTTTGGAGTTACCCTAGACGAGCGTTGTGCGATAAATGGGATTCAACGGCAAGCTGGCACGAGGACCATCACAAACGTCACTTTAACGATAAGTCAGGCCGTTACATTGTATGGTGCAGATCAGGACGTAGAACCGATTTATACAGTTGCGGACGATGCTGGTAATAATTGGCAGCTTATCACGACGACTGTAATCTCAAGTCTTGGGGATAATATCTTGGCATTTAGGGCAGAAAATTTAGGTAAAATCCTAAGTCTCCCAAATACTATAACCAACCCCGTTACAATCGTTCTGGGCGTGGATGCGATTAACAATCCGACGACCTATACGACTCTCGGACTTGATGAAGAAACAGATGCAGCGCTCAAGTTACGCCGCCAGAAGGCCGTTGCGCAATCCTCACAGGGATATTTAGCCGGACTATATGCTGCGCTCGGAAATATAACAGGCATTAGCAGCGTTAAAATTTACGAGAATAATACTGCGGCTACTGATAGCGATGGCACACCGTCACACTCAATTTGGATCATTCTTGGTGGTTCAGCTTCATCGGCATCAATCGCAAATGCTATTTATTATAAGCGCAATGCTGGATGCGGAATGAGAGGAGATCAGACCTATACGATTTCGCAGATTGATGGCACCGATTTTATTGTTAAATGGGATGTTATCGAGGCGGTCGATTTATTCATACAGTTCACCGTAACATCGCTGGATGGGACGACAATACCCGATATCGCTGGCATCAAAACTGGGCTATTATCCTTATTTGTTCCGGAATTGTTCGAAAAGGTAAACGTTAATGATTTAGCCACTCAAGTACAAATTATTGATTCCAATTCTCTAGTGACCAATGCGGGATTCAGTTTAACGTCTGGTGGAAGTTATACAACGACCTTAATTCCACTAATTAAAAATCAGCAGTTCGTTTTATCAGAGGCTAATATAATTGTTTTGCCTATTATGTTAACGTCTGAAAATTCTTTAGTCGCTGTTGTCGGTGGGGTTGTTACGACGACTCTCGTTATAGCAGCAGGGGGATCGACTGAAACGTTTACTACCGTTGGAGGCTATGGCTCGATTACATGGTCTAAGATCTCTGGTTCTGGCAGCATCGGTTCAAGTTCTGGCATTTATACATCAGGGGTTGTAGGTTCTGCAATAATTCGAGCGACCGATTCGCTTGGTAATTATTCAGAGGCTACAATTACGGTGATTTAATGACGATAGATGAATATAAACAATACTACTCAAATTTATTAATTGCTCAATATAGGAGTAAGCCGAAAGCAAAGGCGCACATTGAAGCCCTAATAAAACCTATTGGCATAGATTTACTTCCACTCGCTGTTCAATCGGCATTCAATTTAGAAACTGCCGAAGGTATTCAGCTCGATACTGTAGGTCAATATGTCGGCGCAAGTCGAACAGTGGTAGGCCCTAACTCTTTGAAAGTTGTTTTATCTGATGCTGACTATAGAGTTCTTATTAAATTAGCAGTTATTAAAAATACGTCACATTCAACTTTAGGCGAAATTCAAGATTTAATAGCTGCATTTTTCGCGGATAACATTCTAATAACTGATAATACGATTATGCAGTTAAACTATTTTATTGGTGAGGGTATTGGTTCAACTGATCTTCAGTATGCCTTACTCTATGGTGACTATTTACCACGACCGATGGCAGTTCAAACGTCTGTCGTTGTAGTCCCACCTTTTACAGCGCCGTATTTTGGAATGAGAACATATTCAAGCGGTGGTGTAAATATCTCACCTTTTAACAGTTATGATTTATACAATACAAATGCGCCGTGGCTTAGCTACACAACATAGGGGATTTTAGATGGCGAAATTAGATCGAAAAAATATGAAAGTATTCGGGTCTCTAGCTGGTTATGCGCAGCTCGGGAAGATTGGTTCATTAGCAGCTGGTGCTCAAACTACTACAACAGATATTGAGGAAATGCAGTCATTAGCAAACTATTTGACCGGCTGGTTTGGTGTCGTTGTAGGCGGTAACTCCCCTGCAATTGAAGATATGAATGCTCTCTGCCACGTTTTCGCTTATCAACTAGCCTACCTTATGCAAGCTGGTATTCCAGAGTGGAATTCGCAAACGAGCTATTATATTGGCTCTATTGTCAATTCATCAGGCACGATTTATGTAAGTCTTACAGATGATAATTTAAATAATGCGGTCACAGATTCAACAAAATGGAGACTACAGGGATCAGTTAGTTTAACCGTCTCAACAAATACCACGATGACTACCTCAACCGATATATTGAGAGTCGATTCAACGAGCGGCACAATCACTATTACGATGCCCACTATTGCTTCGACTATAGGTCAACATAAGTATATTAAAAATATTGGTGCCAATCCAGTAATTGTAAATGGAAATGGGTCGGAATTAATTGATGGCTTTAATAGTTCGACTCTTATAACTCAGCAATATGAATCGCTGCATTTATTTAACAATGGAACGTCATGGGATATTTTATAAAAGGAGTTTATATGAAAATAATTTTACTTAGTTTACTAATCGCCTCGATTACTTATGGATCATATATAAAACCTAAGCCAGCAGGTTCGAGCGGCAATATACAATATAATTCGTCTGGAAGTTTTGGAGGCTCTAATAACCTTTTTTGGGATGTAGCAAATAATAGACTTGGAATTCAAAATTCATCCCCATCTTATAAATTAGATATAGGTGGAACTGGCACAAGTTCGATGAGGATTTATACGCCTACAGCAAATGGCACTTCAACTATGGAAATTGGCCAAGGCGGAACTGGCCAAAGAGATTCATATATTGATTTAACTGGCGACAATACCTATTCCGATTATGGATTAAGAATTATAAGAAATTCTGCTGTTCAATCTAGTATAGAACATCGAGGAACTGCTGATTTTATGATTAAAGCAATAGATAATGCGGCAGTAAATATTTACACAAATAATACTCTTAGATTTGTGGTGGGGCAAGGCGGAGCACTCACAGGAATTAGTATTCACAATAATGGTGGAAACATAGCCTCCGGCACCTATACGCCAAGTATTACCGGAAGTGCTGGTTGTACCCAAATTGGTTTAGTTCCATGGATTAGAGTTGGTAGTGTGGTTTCTGTTGCTCTTCGGATGTCTTGTCCTAATAGCAGCCTTGGCAACACCACAATTACTGTAAGCCTACCTCAAACTACAAATACAGGTGCGATCTGTAGTGGTGGTCTTGTTGGCGGTAACAACGGGTATTCTTATCCTAGCGGCGTCTCTACCACTGGCACTACAACAGGAAATACGTGTACGTTTAACAATTATTCAGCATTAACAGGCGGAACACAATTAGCTGGAACGATTCTATACGTTGTTCAATAAATGAGGTTTATATGTTAGAGGTCCTGATTTTTCTTCGGTTTAAGCATTTACTTGCTCACATTTTGCATAATTATGCGCAAGGTCCGGCATTTTTTGCGGACCATGAATTTCTCAGTGAATTCTACGCTCAGGCTGAGAGCCAGTACGACTCCGTTATTGAGCGCATGATTGGCCTAGGAATTGTTTTTGACCCTATAAAGATTCAGGAAGCGGCTGTAAACCTTTTAAGAGATATTAAGCTACCGGCTGCCGACAATGGGTTAGAATTACTCAAGGCAGCAGAAAATGAACTATGCGCAGAGATTGATGAACTGGTAAAATCTGAGAAACTGTCGCAGGGGACAATTCAGCTATTGGGTGACATTGCCAATCAGGCTGAAATGAACCTCTATAAAATCGGCAGACGCCTCGGAGGGTAATAATATGCAGGAATGGGCTTTAAATCCGAATGTCATCGTGTCTGGTACCGTCGCTTTGGTAACAACTATTGTCTGGTTTATCAGATTAGAATCAAAAATTATTTATTTAGAAAAGGACCATGAGAAGCTGGTCCAATCGACGGCCAAAACTGACTTGATTTTCGAAACTAAGATTGACAAACTTATTACTGATTTAAACCTGATTCAAATTAGTTTAACCCGCATCGAAACTCAACTCCATTCGATGCATGACAAAAAAGAGGATTAAATGGCTGAAGTAGTTCAAAAAGAAGGTATTAAGGAAACGCTTGAATTGACCGTTGCTTTTTTGGCAATCGCTCGAATGATGGCAGAACAGTTTAAGGACGGGATGCAAGCTGAGGACGCCGTTGAAATTATCAAAAAATCACTGACTCCTGAGATGTCTAAATTGATCGTTGACGCTTACAACGGTGTTGAGAAGGTTCCGGCAGAAATTAAAGACCTGACTCTTATGGAAGTGATGGACCTGATTAAGATTGCATTGCCGCAAATTCTCTCAATCTTTTCCAATGTAAATAAGGCGAAGTAACATGGCTTATCTGGCCCTGATTTTTAACTTCATTATAGCTATCCCTAAGATTTGGGGAATTATTAAAGAGGTTGCTCAGTGGATTGAAGCCCAGAAACGGGGCCAGAAAGAAACAGCTCGGGAAGAGGCCAAACGTCAAATTCACGATGGTAAAACGGAAAAGGAGAGGGAAGATGCTGCGGATCGCTTTATTGATAATGATTAGCTCTGTTCTTTTCGGTTTTACGTCCTGCAATGATAAAATCGACGCCTTTCGCTGCGTGAGTCTCAAGGCAGACAACGGTTCTATTTATTTGAGATGCCGTAACCCCAAGACGGCTGAAAGTTTTAACGCTGGCCTAGACTCAATCGGTAAATGTATTCGTGCCACAAATCAGGAATGCACTTGGATTTTGACCGATGAAGTTGAATACGAAATCTATAAAAAAAACTATGAGAAAAGGTGCGTGAATGGCAACACTTACTGAGAAGGCGTTTGAGATTGCAAAGAGGGCTTTAAAAGAGGACTGGCGTGAGGTCGATGGACCAAAGTCTAATCCTAAAATCTTGGCTGTTTATAAATGCGTGGATGGCCTTGGTAACCCTGAGATGCTGGACGATAGTAAGGTTTCATGGTGTTCATGCTTCGTGAACTATTGCATCCAACGGGCTGGCGGCAAGGGTACTCGATCGGCCTTGGCTCGGTCTTGGCTTCAATGGGGAGTCGAATCGGCTGGCGATGTTGGCGACGTTGTTATCCTTCGCCGAGGGACTAGCTCTTGGCAGGGTCACGTCGGTTTTGTCTTTGAACAGGGCAAATTGACAGTTAAGGTGCTTGCTGGAAACCAAGGCAATAATGTGACTGTGAAAACCTTTTTTAAGGCAATGGTCTTAGGTTATCGCAAAAGTAAGTTTTAAGGAGTTATATGTCAGCAGTCCAATACGACCTCTATATTGAACAGGGAGCTAGTTTTTTACGGAAGCTGACCTTTAAGGACTGCGACGGGAACCTAGTTGATCTTTCATCTTATACGTTCAGAGGCCAAATCAGGAAGTACGTTTCCTCGCCTACAATAGCTCTATCATTTACCTGCACGGTCCTCAGCCAAGTTACTAATAAAGGTGAGCTTGAATTAAGTTTAACGGCAGAACAAACGGCGTCTCTTGTATTAGACCAGCAAACGTCACCGATCCGACAAGCCCAAGAAATGTGTTATGATCTTGAAAAAGTTGACGGATCAACTGGGTTTGTAGAGCGTATTCTTGAAGGATTGATTAGCGTTAGCCCAGAGGTGACAAGATGACAAACTGTTCGCAAATCTTCACCGAAGAGGTCTGCAATCAAATCATTGAAATCGAAACCCCATGTCCGCCGTCGGGCGCAGGGGATACATTATCTGGAGACATAACATCTGGCCAAACAAAAGTTATTGACGCAAATCTTGCCGAGACGTTTTTGGGCGCAAGTTACATATTTTCTATTTATAACATAACGCAGAATAAGTATCGTTTTTTTCAATTAAGTATGACCAAGGTCGGGTCTGGTACTGAGGAGACTGTCTATAATAAATTAGGTGACGCTTTAAGTCTTAGCGTTCAAACTGGAGTAAATGGTTCAAATATTGAGGTAACAGTCCACAATAATGAATCATTTGATCTTCAGTATAAGGCGATCCGATTCAAAATTTAAGGAGGAATTTCTATGGCTCGTAAAGAATTTGTAATAGAAGGTGGGTTAAAGATTGTAGCCGCCGATAGTGATAGCGGGGCTTCAATTTTAAATGGTGATGGTGCGCCGGCGGGCGATGCTGCTCTTGGTTCTATTTACCAAGATATTACTAATGGCGAAATGTACATTAAAAAAGTTGCTGGCGCAGGCGCTGGAAACTGGGAACTAATGGCTGACGCGACCTATGTTGCCGATGCTATCGCAGCTATTCCTGCGGTCGATTTGACTCCGTACCTTAAGCATGACGGCACAGTCGCAATGAGTGGTGACTTGAATCTTGATGGTAATTCTATCAAGGCAGCAGATGCGCTTAATGATGCCAGCGGTAATGCAATCATTGACCTCACAAACAGTCAAATCTTTCACTATAATGCAGGTACAACAAATAACGAAAAGAAAATTGATTGGAACACTCATCAATTATTTTCACCAATGAGCGGTTTGGGCTGGCAAGAAGTTCGACTGGATTGGTCTGGCGCTGACATTATCATTTCCGAACAGGCGTTTGCTTCTGATCAAGCTATTTCCACAAAGAAATATGTCAATGATCAAATTGCTGCAATTCCTGCTGTTGACCTGAGTCCGTACTTTAAGCATGATGGCTCGGTTCCTCTATCTGGCAATGTCACAGCAAATGCAGATAATATTAATTTAGCTGATGATATCCACCCATTTTTTAGCATCGAAGTCCAAAACGCTCGATGTATGAAATACCATGACGGTGGTATTTCTCTTCAAGAATTAAAACTTCTTGATTCTACGGGTTTTGCGTCAATGAATTTTAGCGCAAGAACTTTGTTAGGAACTGATGGAATTGCGGTTGTAGGCGATTGGGGAGCTACTCTGTTACAAGATGTTGACGGGGTTGCATCGGTTAATTGGGGTACTAGACAGCTATCGGATTCTGCCGATAATCCGATGATTAGTTGGGATTTGGCTAATATCACCGCAATTCAATTTGGCGGTGTAGTCGATATGGGTAACTTCATTATTCAAAACCTTGCTACTCCAACATTAGATTATCATGCTGCTACTAAAAAATACGTCGATGATTCGATTGATGCAATTCCTGCCGTTGACCTCAGCGCTTACATGAAGCATGACGGTTCTACACCCATAACCGGCACTTTCATTCCTGATACGCCAATTAGCACAATTGCGCGTGATATTGGTGAGCCATCGAACCCTTTCAGTGATATCTATTGCGTATCATTGAAAAATGGCGTCAATACTGCCGTTGTATATTCTACTGGTACTTTGGTTTATGGTAGTGTTACAAAAGTTGATTGGACGTTAGATGGTCTCACACTGTCAACCGGCAACAACGCTAACATTATCCTCGACCCTCACGGGACTGGAAGTGTAAGCGTATCGAGCGCAAAAATCATCAATCTTGCAAATGGTGTTGATGCTACCGATGCAGTAAATAAAGGTCAGTTAGACGCTGCTGTGGTCGGTTTGATTTGGCATGACCCAATTCTAGACCCCAATTTGTACGACGATAGTCTGACTGCACCTCCGGTAACCCCAACAGTAAACGCTATTTATATCGTAAATGGGACTGGTTCTGGCGCTTGGCTTGGTAAAGATGGCCATGCAATGTTTTACAATGGCACAGCATGGGTTGATTTACTCGGACGAGCTATCGCGATTGGTGATCGTTTTGGCGTTTCAATGTATGCGTCTATTCCAGTTCCAGCAGGCGGTTTAACTGGATATGATAACTATGTTGCACAGGTCACTGATGCAACACTTGGTTCACTCGCTTATAGTTTCCACCAACCGGCTAAATACGATGCGGTTTTTGTAAACGCTGACCTAAGTTACCACTTTGGTCACAGTTACACTTGGAATGACGTTTGGCCAGCAGGCTCATGGGTTGAATTTTCTGGACCAGCGGTAATTATTGCAGGTGATGCACTTCAATACACCGGCAATACCCTGAATGTTCAGGCTGGTGACGGTATTACCGTCAACGGATCAAATCAGCTTGAGCTGGTTCTTGATGGTTCTATCGCTGCGACTGGTGATATTAGCATGGGCAGTCATCAAATCAATGACCTGTCCGATGGAACTCTTTCGACTGATGCCGCGACCTTTGGTCAGGTTTCTGCCGTGGCTGACGATGTTGGGCACTTGGTAACACTGTCAGGCGTTGCCGTTGATAGCGACAATCTCGGAACCTTTACAGGTGTAACTCTGAGTGATACAGAAACAGTTAAATCAGCGTTGCAGACTTTAGAAACCGCCCATGAAGCAGTTAAAGATGATGTTGGGCATTTGGTTACACTTTCAGGCGTGGCCGTTGATTCCAACAATCTTGGAGCGTTCACAGGTATTACTCTTGGAGATACTGAGACTGTAAAAACTGCATTCCAAACACTAGAAACTGCTCACGAAACTGTTGCCGGTAAAGTTGACGACCTTGTGACTCTGTCAGGTGTTGCCGCTAATAGCGAAAACCTTGGGACATTCACAGGTGATATTATTGCAGATGACAGCACAGTAAAGACGGCGCTTCAGGCCCTTGAGACTGAGCTTGTTGATACTAGAGGGAACGCTGATGATCTAATCACACTCAGCGGCGTTGCTGAAAATGCAACGTCTTTCGGTTCATTTACTGGCACTAGCTTTGCAGATGATCAAACATCTAAACAGTTGTTTCAGCGAATTGAAGTCTTGCTTGAGCAGATGAAGGGTATTGCGGTAACAGGTGTTACTACCTCTCAAGCCGTTGACTCTGTACCAGTGGCATCCGTTGGCGCAGTAAAATGGTTAGTTGAAGTGACTGAAGCTGCAACACCTGCTAATAAAAAATCAATGGAAATTTATGCGCTCAATAACGGTACTTCAGCCGATTTTACTGAGTATGCTAAACTTTCCTTGGGTATTCCATTCAACCTGACTGTCGACGTTGATATCAATAGCGGCAATATGAGACTGCTTTTGGCATCTACTACTGCGGGTGTGAATGTAAAAGTACGACGCATTGAAGTTGTTTCAAGCGCAGTTTAATAGGAGTCAAAATGTACGATCTCTCTAAAAGTTTTGAAGTAACCGACGACGGTTTGTTCATTGAAGCTGGCGTTGGCGTCATTAGTGGTGATGCCAGTCCAATCGGTATTTCAATGAGTAGCCCTTGCTATTACCTAAGAACTAATGGAGAGATTTGGTACTATGACACGGTAAACGAATCGTGGGACTTGACGATTGCCAATGTTACCACAACAGTGTGGAACGAAACTGGCACGACAATTCCTAAACAAAGTGTCATTTATATAAACGGTGGGCACGGAAACAGGCCCACCGTGGCTTTGGCACAAGCTAATACTGAAGGAACTTCATCAAAGACTTACGGCTTAGTGTTAGAAGATATTTCGGATCAATCACTCGGAACAGTCCTCGTAAGCGGTGCCTTTATTCAAGCAGATACAGATCAGTATGGTGCCACGGCTGGTACAGCCCTTTGGCTAAGTCCAACGACTGCAGGAGCTATGACCATCACAAAACCAACCGCGCCGAATCATTTAGTTTACATGGGTTTGATTGTTCGCTCGCATCCGACTCAAGGCGTGATTGAAGTAAAGATTCAAAACGGGTATGAGCTTGATGAATTACATGATGTTTTGATTACAGACCTACAAAATAATCAGTTTCTAAAATATGATTCAACGTCTCTCGTCTGGAAAAATGTTACGCCAACAAAATCAGACGTCGGTCTGGCAAACGTTGATAATACTTCTGATCTTGATAAACCAATTTCGACAGCCACACAATCAGCGTTAGACCTTAAAGCTGATCAAACCGACTTAGAAACATTACAAACTCAGGTCGATGCTGGAGATGCTATCGTTGATGATATTCTGGCAAATACACATGAGCCAACAGGGTATGTTGATAGAACACAAAGCACAATTGCATGGGATGATGTTACAAGAACGCTTACCGTAGCACCCGTTTCTGGTAGTTTCACGATCTACACGGCTGGCAATAAGCAGGTCATTTCCGCAACATTGACAAAACAAATCCCAGATACAACTGGCTCTTATTTTTTCTATATTGATAGCCTTGGCGTTTTAGATTACACAACGACCTTCAATACTAATCTATTGCGAGTCTATGCTTATACATCATACGTTTACTGGAATGCAGACCAAGATAAAGCAATTGTGTTTGGTGAAGAACGCCATGGCTGTGTTATGGATGCGGTCACCCATGGTTATTTGCACAGCACGCGAGGAACACAGTTAAACTCTGGAGCTTCAATTTCTTACGCTATTGGCGATGGTTCATTAGACGCCGATATGCAGGTTGGAATTGGAGACGCTCGGGTCAGTGACGAAGATATCACTATTAACATCACTCATGCAGCAACCCCAGCAAATCCCTTCGAACAGGTCCTATTCCCAACCGCAAAGATTCCTATTTTTTATCAAACCGGAACAGGAGTTTGGGCTAAGGATACTGCAACAGACTACCCTTTAAAACAAGGCAGCGTAAGGGCGCAGTATAATTTATTTTCTGGGGGCACTTGGACGACTACAGATGCGAGTGCTGACGGTAAATATCTTGCGACTTTCTTTTTTGCGACAACAAATATCCATGAGCCGATCATCGGCATTCTCGGTCAAACTGAATACACTGATTTAGCAGATGCCGAGGCTAACGCTTCATGGGCTAACATTGTTTTCAATGAATTGCCGTCGCAAGAGATGAAACTGCTTCATATTGTGATTTATGAAACCTCATCGGCTTTTGCTAATACACCTAAAGCCGCAATTATGGCAGTCAAAGATGTTCGCTTTGGGACCGATCGAGAGGTTAGTGCTTATGCTCTTAATACAGCTCATAGTTCGCTTAGTGGTCTCCTAAATGATGATCACCCACAATACTTCGATATAGTGAGAGCTGACGACCGTTTTTATACTAAGACTCAGGTGGATGCGCAAATTGGAGTAATCGACGGCAAGCTCGGTTATCCGAATTTTATTTTTGTAAATTCAAAAGACGACCTCCCGACTGCCGTGGCAGGTGTTATCACTCTTGCAGATAACGTCACATACTTTATAACGACGACTATAGACTTGACTGGGGACCGATTGGTCTGCGGGAACAATACCGTTTTAATTGGCGGCTCATCTGAGAACTGCTTTTTGATCTCAACAGGTCTTTCAGCTTCAACGGCACTTATAACATCGGTCTATTCTCTGCCGATGCGAAACCTTTCGATTACTCACGGCACGGCTTTGAACTTAGATGGAACAGGTAATGCAACGGCAGCAATTGATTGGTTTGGCGTGAACTTTACTAACTGTGCAACGGTAGGAACGATTAAAACATATTCAAATTTTATTATGTCAGATTGCGCGCTTTTATCGTCAGCGAATATGACGTTTGATGGAACTATTGGAACCGTTGGGTTTCAACAGTGTCTTTTCTCTGGTATCGCAGGTCAGACAACGTTGAATTTTCCAAGCACTCTTACAATCACACGACGGATTAGAGCAATCTATTCATCGTTTGTGGCATTCGGTGGGGCGACAGCAATCAATGTTGCTGTTGCTGCTGTTATACCCGTCGAGTCCTATATTTTAGATACGATTAACTTTTCAGGCGGTGCAACCTATGTGTCGGGGGTTACACATACAGACAATAAAGCTCTGTTTCAAAATTGTAAGGGTATTTCGAACTCGGCCGAAATTGCTCAAATGTATTTTACAAATAATACTACGCAAAATAACATTGCGACACAAAACGTATTTGAGCTTATAGCTGGGACGACTACGGCGGCAGCAATCAACTCTAAATTCACTCATACAACAGGAAGGCTTACTTATACAGGCGGATTGACACGCAATTTTGCCATTAGTGCGGCGGCTTCCGCCTATTCCGTTTCTACTGCGACGGTAACTATTCTTGTCAGAATAGCCAAAAACGGCACAACTTTAGCGGAGTCTGAATCTCAGGCGACAACTTCTGCAATTCAAAGAAACGAGAACTTTTTCTCTCAAACTTTTGTTGAACTTGCTCCAAATGATTTTATAGAAGTGTACATTACTAATGCTACAAATGCGAATAACCTGCTTTGTACTGAATTAAACGTAATGATTCGAGCGGTGAATTAAAATGAACGAAATGGGGTTATAGAATGGGCGCTCAGATTGAAGTCACAACCGGAGTTATCAGGGCTGGCTGCGACTTTAATCAATATGGCGACCCCTATGAGTTTTCTGCAACGGTGATTTTTGACGGCGAAGAGGCCCGAATAATCGGGGCATCCGGCAAATTCACTATGCAGATGTATTACGATATCAAGATTCAATTATTAAATTTAGGCGTGAAACGGGTAAACTGGGAGCGTCTAAAAAACAATAAGCAAGTATCATTTAACCTAAGGAAGGGCGACAAATGAAACATGAAAAAATGAGCATGAATATATGCGCGGTTATCATCGGACAAGAGGGCGATGAGAAGGCCAAATTCAACGTGGACTATTTCAACCTAGACTATAAAAACGTTTTAGAGATTGAGGGCGCATTGCTTGAAATGCTCCAAAAACTCAAGGAAATAGGGGAGGCTAAAATGCCAGTTCATTGCAAAAAAAAGTAATTAGTTTAGATTTTCTGGGGTGGGGGTTTCACCTTCTGTTTCGCATAGAAATATGATGAAGGCGCAGATACAAGCCTCACCCCAATCGTTAATCCCCTCTTCGTTTTCCATCAAATCATCAGCAATATTATAAATAACTTCTTTTACTCTTGCACTCATCTGAAGAGGATTAAATTTTTGGCCTGATGGCGTGATGAACTCTAAACTCTCAAGTCGTTTCTTTTTGGCCATAGCCTAATTCCTTTAATACATCGTCATGGGTTCGCATCTTGTGTTCAGAAAAAGTAAAAATGACCTGTTCGTCTTTAGGGTCCTCGCAGATAACCTTCTCGTAATAGCCAGCAAAAAATAACTTATCGTCTATTCCGATCAGGCATTTGACTAAACCGTCGAGGGCGGGTTTGATTCTATTGTTTGCATCGATGGCTTTTACCTGGTGTTTTTTACCGATAATGCGAGACTTCTGAAAAACGAAAATTGTATCGACCCTGATCTGGGAACCCTTTGCTAGAATATCTTCGAGCGCTTTATTTATTTGCGCCAGTTGTCGGTAATGGGTCAGCTGAAAAAATGCAACGTGCTGGTCGAAATGACGGCTCTTATCGCTCTTTGAAATCCTATTATTCCTAACAAAAAAACCAGAATTGACGGTGTGGGGTAAAGGAAATTTAAGTAGGTAGTTCATAGGTAAATCTTTATGTTTGAAAAATCGTTTTGGTTGGCGGCATATAGGTTACAGAAGTCGCACAGTCTATTATGATCACCTTCACTTAAAAATACTTTTTCGCATCTGAGACATTGCCTTTTCCGCCGCTGATATAATGGCGTCCGGATTTCAACGGGTGGTTGCCGTTTATTCTCCCCGTCGCTTTTCTGCTTAGGGTCTCTGTTTGGATAGCGTTCAGCCATTGTTTTCGGTCTCATATATAAATTGTATGAGACCTCACAAGAAAAGCAAACTGTTAGTCCGCGCCCTCAAAATAAGTTTCGTTGGCATCATTAACTAGATCAAACAGATTTTGTTGTGTTTCAACATGCCTAAAGTGATCCATACCAATCTGTATGCAGACTCGGGCATGATCAGACTTTACACCACCACTATGCTTGATTGCCTGTTTTTCAAGCTCCCCCATCATAGAGTCGGTTATATAAACGGTCAGATGAATATTTGGCTTTTCAATCATTTCACACCTTCCAATAAATAATATTGCCACAATACCGACATCGGCAAATAATTTTCACGGCACTTGGACGATCTAGGTGGTCATGCTCATAAATCACCTTGCCGTCTGGAGATAAAGCCCTCCGTTGTTCATAGACTTGGATTTCTTTAAATACTTGGTATTTATGGCCGCAGTAAAAAATGCGGAGTATTTTATAGAAGTATTTCATAGATCAAAATTCAGTCTGCGCGGCCAATGCCAATATCCGCACACCATTCGGTCGGGGTCATACTCTACGTTATAGACTGACGTCACGACTCCATTATGTTTGAAAACGCTTAGATTGACAGCGCCCGATTCTAAGACTGATAAAACGACGGCTGGGTACTCCACGCCGTCAAAGTTTTTATAGACAACCATTCGTCCAATCGACGGTAGTTCCATGAGATTCCCCCCCTCATTTAACCCTATCCCTTTAAACTATTAAACATCAAAAATACGGTACAAAGTAAAATTAAATATCCTACGATTGTCGCCGCTTTGAGCGCCTTTAACTTATCGTCTTGGGCGTAGATTGTTCGCCTAAGAAGGCCCATCTCTTTATAGATTTGAGCATCGCCTTGAGCTTGGGCGAGTTTAATTTGATCGCACTCATCCATTACAGCCTTGCGCCAAGTTTCCTCTTTACTGTCCATCGCTGCTTTCATTGATCACCTCTGCTAATTCAAGTTTAGGTACGTCAAATGATATTTGTCGAGCTATTTTAAAGGGGATTGGTGAGCCTTTAAAAATTTCAACGACTTCGAGCGTATCATCTAATAAGGCAATTTGTTCACTAAGCTCCTTTTTTGTCTGAGCATAGATCATGCAGTTGAAAACTGAATCCTGCAAAACAATGGCATAATATTGTGATTTTGGTCTCATCTTTTCCTCCCCTTTTTTCCATAAACTATTTGTTCCGTTTTTTTATAAATCTCTAAAAGGTCTTTTTTTATTTTTGCTTCAACTGTTAATGTGTTTAAAATTATAGACACATCGGCAATTGTGCATTGGAGTGTTTTGTAAAGAAGTTTATTAACTGATGTAATTGCTTTATTAATCTTTTTTTGACTAGACAATTCATTCTGATCTATTGTTTTTTTTCTTCGTATTGTTATGGATTTCTTAGTAGAATTTTTTGCCATCTTCATCCTTCACTTTTTCTTTGGTTATTTGTTCGACGGTCTTTTTTAGGTATCGTTCGACAATGAAGAAGGCGTCACGAACCTCTTGTATTTCCCATGTTGGCGGCCATTCTTCATAAAGGGTTGCCAGCGCGTTACCTATGGCCTCACTTCGTTTGGCTTCAGTCCAAATTATTCGATGATCTTTTTCATTCTGCATATAACCCACTTTTGTTTGTTTATTCGATCAAGAGTCATTCGATCTCTGTGACGTTTTGCAAGCAACCGTTTTTTACAATTTACGCATGAAACTTCAGCCTCGTTTTCAGTCAACCGCATTAAAGCGGGATCATTGATGTATAACTGGACGTTACAGAGAGCATCTGTTTCATTGAGGCCGAAGTGAATCCGATGCTTTTTATAAACATAGTTTCCATTCAGCCTCGTCATTACTCAACTCCGTTGCGCTTCGAAATTAAAACTTCACGGTCGATTAGAAAGGCCAACTCGCAATCCCTGCTATCTATATTGCGAACAAAAATAGTAGCAGGACCGGAGACGGTGACTAGGTCTCCGCGCTTAACCGATGTTGCAAACCTTTTAATTGACGGATCATTTAAAAACTCCTGCGGCAGATCGGCCTTTTTATATCGTTGCATTTTATAAACCGATGGTTCCGGCCGATCACTTTTCTTCATAAGAGTCCCCTTTATAAATCTTGGTTCAAGGTAATTATTTTCTTTTTCAAATATCGCTCGACCACAAAAAACGCCTCTTGTAAATCTTCACCTTCATCGTATCGCGGCCAATGTTCATTTATTAATTTTATAGTTTGAGAAAGTTCTGAAATCATATTTTCTGCCCTTGTCTCAATTTCTTCGCGTGACTCCAAGCTCATACCATACCCCAGAAACTTTCAATCGCTGCGATGGTGTTTAGAACATCGTCGTTGAGGGGTTTATTATGGTCGGTCGCGTATTTCGTTACCGTTGCGACATAAGCCTTGGCCTCTTTCTCGGGAATGTTTTTCACCTGCCCAAACTTCTGTATTTTAAAACATTGGGCTGGGATTTTAAACTCGCCTGCCGATAAATCACGCATCACCTGAGGTTCCGAAAGTGCAGGAGTTGCAATCGGCCCCTTGCTAACTACTGGCTCCTGCACCTCGGATTTAATTTTGGGCAATGGCGGGGTCTCCGGCTCGGTTGTAATTGTGGCTACAATGTTGTTATTAGTTTCTGCTGCCGGAGACCCCATTGAAATTTCTTCTTTTATTTTATTCATGCGCTCGTAGTCCCTCGGCGATGGTCCAGCGAGTTTATAGCCCTCGCTTGGATCATCCGGCTTGCCGCCCTTGGGAGTGATATCCCGCTCGGCGTCTGCCGCTTCCATCTCCTCTTTAGCATAAATGCCGGACAAGTCTTGGGGAAAAGCCTTTCGAATCGCTAAACACTCAGCCACCTTGGCGATCATTACTTCCGGCATTTTAAACCAGAAAGGCGTCAGCGAACCATCTTTTTTGCGGGCAACATAGCTCGAAAATTTCGCCACGGCCCACAGGGGTTCCTTGAATTCGGTTCGCAGGACGCCTATTTTTGCGGCCATCGGTGGAATGTCACTCAACCATACGTCCTTCCACTCGCCATCAGGCCCGCACCAAAACGGCCCGACTTGGCCCGCATAGCTACCTGAGCGGTTAGCAATCACGCGAAACCCGTCAACGCTGGTTTGAAACGTATAGACCTCACGCCCGAGGCTCGCATCCCACCGGCGAATTGCCCAGCATTGACGAGCAAACGGGTCTAGGCCAGTCCGGTTCGAATTCGCTACAAAGAGCTCAAGCTCGGCATCCGATGCGCCTTTCATTATCTGGTCTTTAACTAATTGAATTTTCTCTTGGGTAATGACCGTGATTTCTCGGGTCTCTCGAATAATAATGTTGCTCATATAATGACCACCTTTCTGGTACTATGTTTAAAATTTTCTTGGTTTAATTTCTACGCGCTCAGTTTGCTTTAGATTAGCGCCCCTGATATCAACGCCCATTTTTAGGACTTCAAGGAGTGCCGCTTTATCGACCACCACCTCAGTTTTGATAATTTTATACTCGGCAGGGATGGCATCGAGGTCTGTAATTTCGCACGAGGCTGGGTTTAGGCGGGTTTTTGCTTGGTAGTGGTCGCCGAGTAGCTCCGAGCGATTCAGCACGTTTAGGCCTGATTTAAGAGCGTATTGCAGCCATTCGATTGATGATTCTAAATTTTTGATGTAAGCAGCGTGGGCCTGACGAGCCTCTTTGTGCCGGTCGATTGCGTCCTTCATTCTGCTTATGATGTGAGCATACGCATCGACTTTCACAGCCATCGATTTCTCGCATAGGGCTATTTCACCCGCGAGGTCGTCTGTTAAAACTCCCTCGGCGTCAATAAGTTTTTGCTCGAGATCGAGGCTAGATTTTACGATTGATTTAAGCGTTTCTGACATAACTTCCACCTTTCTGGTTGATGTTTTTTATTTATAGACGCTTCGAATCAAAATCAATAAAAAAAATTTTGATGTGCCAAATCAAATTGCGGGCCCAAAATGTTTTTGTTGATTCTGCGTCATAAGCGGCTTTTATTTAGATTTGAAAAAAGATAGCCCACCTCGGTGGATGGGCATCTTGATAACTTGCATGTGCAAATTCAAGCTACCAAGACGATCAACCCAGATCAACCTTTTTTCCAAGTTTAGTTTAGGGACCGTGAAATAATGTTTAAAGACGGACGGGGTGGCCCCACCTTGGCACTTAGGATGGTGCTGGGGAGACTGGAATAATAAAGACCAGCCAAAGGCGCGAACAGGTTACGCGTTACCCACCACAAGCAGCCGAGGGATAAAGGCTCTAGCGGAAGGCCCTAAATAAAAACCGGACGATAGACTAGGATGAAACTCAAAATAAATCCTAGGCGACCGATGGATCCGATCGACGGGTTCTAGAGAGGAGATGAAGCTGCAGGATTTTTCTGACGGTAAACATCTCCTTTGGGCTCCCTCCGAATCTCTCTCTCTAGGTTCTAGATAAGTGATTGAAAAGTAAGCATCTTTATATGGTGATTAGATATTAAGCACCTCGATAGTCGAGTGATAAAAAGTGGCAAAATAAAGTCGGTTAAATATGTGCTTTTATTAAGGAAATAAGAATTTACTATAGATCAGGTTTACCTAGTCTCTCTGATGAAAATGACCTATATTTGATGAGAATGATCTCAATAGTGAGATCATCAACCAACCAGAAAGGTGGATGAGATGAAAATTGATAAACAAATCCTGCAACTGCAAAACGAGCAAAAACGATATAACGATCTTCAGCAAAAACTTAAATGGCTGATGAAAGAAATTGCAAGCGAGGGCCTTCCGTTTTCGATTGACCAAGCGTCTGCGGACGAATTGGGTGAAGCGGCCGAAAAATTACGTTCTCTTTGTTATGAATGCAGTTGCTCATTTGAGGCCCATATTGACGACCTGATCAACGAGGAAAACGCAAAACACGACCAAGGCGAGTAATAAAAACGAGAACCAGAAAGGTGAATAATATGAAAGCCATATTTTTGGATGCAGTAAATAGGACGATCACCGAGGTTGAAATCAACCCTAAAAACAGCCTCACCGATATGTATAAACTCATAGGGTGCCAGCTTGTAGAACGGGTTGGTCTAGATGATAAAAACGATTTATGGGTTGATGAAGAGGGTTTGCTTGGGGATCCCCAAAACTTTATCCTGCTCAAGCTAGATGATGGGATTTTTGCTTTCGCAGGGTCTGCCATCATCCTCTCTCACAACGGCAAGGGCAAATCGATCGCTACAAATTGGACGATTGAGGATGCAAAGGCTATGTTTGATTTCGGAGACCGGAGTCAAGTTCAGTTCCTAGCTCGCAACGGATTTATCAGAAACTAATCACTATAAACGCCCGTCGAGGGCAGAAAAGAGCATTAAAATGGCTAAGAAAAAAGATACCAAAGAAAAAGCCCAACCTAAGCAGACTCCCGTAAAAGCTCCAGCCAAGCAGCCAGCCACAGGTCCGGCTAAGCAAGGTAGGAAAAAGGTTGAGCTATCGCTCGAAGAGCAAATCGCAAAGATTTTTGAGTTAGAGAAAAAATTGGCGGCTGGCAATCTCGACCCCAAAGAACGCTTCAATACGATGTGGAAACGCAATAAATTGAAACGCGATCTAAAGAGAGCCGGCCACGAAATCCCCGAACGCTTCGATGATTTAGTTCAGCCGAAACTCTCAGGATGGTTTATCGCAAATCCTACTCTCTCAGTCGTTGATCTACTCATCTATAAAATCGCCTACTCGAAAGGCTTTGAAAAGAAGATCAAAGATAATGTTAAAAGGCTGAGAACCTTTAAGAAGATGAGGGTCGGCTAATGCTTGAGATAATAAAAATGCTTTCAATCGACCCATTCTATGGCCGATTGATGAAAAAACTCAGCACGGCAGACTTAGATATCATTCTATCGTTTTGCGAAAACTCAATCTCATTGGATCGAAATGAATTTGAGCATCGAGCGAATAGGTTTTTTATGGATAGGGAAAAACCTAAGAATTGGAAAATCATTTCCGAAATTCTGAGCGTCATTAACGCAAGGCGAGTGATCTAATCTCTCGGCAGTTTTGACAATCACATACCCTAAAGTCATTTTTATTCTGGTAACAGTTATAAAGGGCTTTAGGGTATTTTTTTTGCACAAAGGTAATTATCTTCCTTTTTCCCCAACCTGTTATTGGTAAATCAACTCTAATACGCATTAAGTAGCCGAATAGCTTTAAAGATACCCAATTCGAATCCCTATACCGATCGAATAATGGGATAAGATTCCGCGACCCTATAATGATGTGCCCGTAGCCTAGCCGCTTAATCTCGCTTATAAAGAAGAAATTCCGCCGCTCTTGATCATGGCTAAGATTCAGATTTACGACCCTCAAATCCCGTTTAAAGAAGCCTGAGAACGCCTCAGCCGCTCTCAGCTCATTCTCTAGATAGATTTGCCCATAGTTGATGAATATCAAATCGGCTTCGATATCTTGATTGAGTAAAAAACAAGCAGCCGAATCCCATCCACCGCTCAAAAGTATTGCAGTTTTCATTTTAAAACCTCCCGCCCGAATTTGATCCTATAGCCGCTCAAAGGGTATAAAGGCATGGCCGAGAAGCGGCCGGTATGAGTGAACCAATCTGGAATAATATGCAGCAAATGTGCATAGCCTAGCCTCGGCATCATTAGAAATAAAAAAAGCGATACCCAAAGCGAATGGCAAAAGTGATAAAGATGAAACGAAAAAGCATCGACCCCTAGCGGATCAAATTCGATAGCCTGTCTCCTGATTCTGTACTCATTGCCGATCAAACTCAAATCAGGCCAGATACACCCAAGAAGCATCAACCCTTGCGATGGGCATACGATCTCGGCGGCCACGCCTACTAACAAATGATATTTGAAATTCATATAACTTGGCGCTCTTTCAGATGCCGGTGGGCGTGTATGAATAAATCGAGCTGCCAAGCGTGGCCAATGGCATTGTAAATACGAGTCCCAATTTTATTCTGAGCATCAATAGAATACTTAAGGAAAGCTAGAATTGAATAAAAAATATTCCCCGTGAAGCGGTCTGGATTATCTAAACGGCTCAACCCTTTATTGCGCCACTTATCCAGTTTTTGAAGCTCTTTGATTTCATCCATTTCAATTTTTAGAGACCGCATCAAAGAAATAATTTCCGGCTTTGGAAATGTCTTAAAATGCGAACGATCAAAACTCCTCATGCGCCCGTTACCATCATAAAGCATCAGGTTGCCAAATTGGGCCGATGAGCTCCACGAGCTGGCATCGACTGAGTAGGGCTTATAATAAATCAGGTAATCGGGCCGAATGAAGGCTAGGTAATGAACCTTTTTGCCTTTGCTCCTTTTTAAACATTCGTTGGCAAATCTTAGAGGCTCTGAATTACCTTTGCCTTGGCTTTGAACGCCGCCAACAAATACGTACTCATCCCTCGTTAGCAACTCATCGAAATAATTAAAATCATCGCCCCGAGTAAAAACAGGACTAACATTAAAGCCGCGATCCCTCATTATATCGAGATTCAGTTTTGTCTCCTCGGGCTTAAAAACAACATCTAGCTGAACAGCTCTCTCAAAACGGCTATACTCAATGGCCTTTAGAAATGAACAGTAGCCATCCAATGTCACCTCATGGCCAGAATTATAGGCAGAGAAGGCGCCTGAATCAATAATTAGCCGATAGTCATCCGGATCCAATGTATTTAAAAGTCTCATCCACTCAGCCGTATTTTTTTTGAAGTATGGATAAGCAATGAGCAAATTCATCCTTTTATCTAACATGAACACCCTCAAAGGAAGTTTCGAGCAATCTGGCCTTGATAAAAATCAAAACTTCATCCTTGAGATCAGGCGGACACTCAATCGTTATCGTGGCCTTCTTTAATGGATCATCTTGGTGGGTAGCATCGGGGTCGAAATCTGTCTCCCAATCGCCAACGACTAACGGACTAAGTTCAAGCTCATCGAATAAATCATCGGGAATGACCTGTTTAATCTCATCGAGAATAACCTGAAGCTCATCAGTAAAAAACCCTTCAATATGTTTATTATTTAAAACCACATTTAAAAGTTTTTCTTCATCCTCAGATAAATCCACATAAGTCACTGGAACATGGGTAAACCCCAACTCAACGGCCGCCTGTAATCTTTGGTGCCCGCCCACCAAAACCCCGCTCCTTTTATTTACAACTAAGGGCTGGGTAAATCCGAATTGCTTAATGGATCGTTTTAGGCCGGCCATAGCCTTTTTAGAAATCGCCCTTGGATTATACTCGCTAGGGTTAATCTCACCGATTGCGACTTCAACGACTGTTAATTTATTTTCACTCATTTTACTAACCTCATAAATTCTGATCTAGCCTCATCCTGCATAAACATTCCATAAATTGAACTTGTGATCATAGTGCTATTTTGTTTGCCCACCCCACGGCCACACATGCAAAGGTGTTTCGCCTCAACCACAACCATAACGCCTTTAGGCTTCAAAACCTCAACCATAGCGTCCTTAATCTGTTCGGTCATTTTCTCTTGAATCTGCAACCGCCTAGCAAAGACCTCGGCCAATCGAGCCAGCTTTGAAAGTCCAACGACTCTATTATCTGGAATGTAACCAATGTGTACCTTGCCCATGAATGGAATCATATGGTGCTCACACGTCGAATAAAACTCAATGTCCTTACAAATAATGATTTGATCATAGGTTCCCTTTTCAAAGGTTGTGCCTAAAATCGTTCGATAGTCCATGCCGTAGCCAGCAAAGAGTTCCTTCCAAGACTTAACGACCCGTCTAGGTGTATCTAAAACACCCTCTCGGTCGGGATTGTCACCAACCCGTCTAATAATTTCCCGTATCAGGTCTTCACTTTTAATCATTTGCAGGGGCCATTGAATTTCTAAATCTTTCATTTTATTCCTAACCATTTATGAGTTTGCAGGTTTAATCGCCATTGCGGGTTCATCCTAATATAGGCTTCAATTTCCGTTATCGAATCAGCCATGCGCCCAAATTCCGGACTTAATAAAAGTCTTGTTCCTGGCTGGCGTTTCTTTTCAAAAAACTTTAACAAATCAAAATCAAAACCCTCATCAACCACAATCTTTAAATCGTTAATGACCGGCCAAACGTCGTCGTGAATAAAATAAACTGACTCTCGCTTCGGGCTACAAGTTACAAAATCAACCCCTTTAAGGATCGGGAACATCCCATTGGTTTCACAAGCGACCTTAAAATCCAATTCGATGAGCCAATCAATAACCGTCTGGCTGTCTTTATTGACCATTGGCTCCCCACCCGTCAAAACGGCCAAGGCAGATGGCTCCTCTTGCGCCACAGCTTCAAACTCAGCCCTCGTCCATTTCTTAAAGCTATTAAATTCCGTGTCACACCAAGCACACTTTAAATTGCAAAACGGCATCCTAACAAATAAAGCCCTACGTCCCCAGTTGGTTCCTTCGCCTTGAAAGGTCCAAAAAAGGTCATTTATCCTTACCTCATCCTTCATTTAAACACCTCCACATAGCAATTTGAAGTCTCCCATAACCTGATTTTCGGCACTGTAACGCCATACTCGGCCAACATCTTATTTGCCTTTACCAGAAGCATCTCTGCCAAGTTTTCGGCGGTAGGATTGAAAGGAACCTTGAAAATAGGCTTTGCCCCTTTACAGGCTTCAAGTAAATCAATGTCAGGGTCTATTTCCCAAAGAATCATTGTGTGATCTAAATACTCGTCAACCCAAGCGCCAAACACCGTTTTAATGACTGAAAAGTCCACCACCCTACCCAACTCATCCAAACAAGCTGCCTCGCAGTAAACCTCAATCTTATATTCATGGCCGTGGAGGGTCCGACATTTTGATTCATGGTTCACGACCCTATGGCCGGCATCAAACTTTAAAAGCCTTATCGCCTGTGTTCTCATTTCTTTCCCCTTGCATGTTTAACATTATGCACAACCATCGCTAACAGGCAAATTTTGCCGTACACTTAAATCACATTGATGTTATGAGTTAAAAAATGGCAGATGAAAAAATTAAATATGGCAAAGGCCTGAATCCAAACTCGATGAAGAATCTTAAAAAGATTCCTAAAGGGACTGTTTTGAATCCCCTCGGATGGCATGCACACAACCAAGCCAAAAAGGACCTAAAGCGAATTACGCACGCCTATCTTGAAGAAGTCGTTCACGCTGCTTTCATGGGCGATATGGCCCAACTTATCGCAATCGTAAAAGATAAAACCAGCGAACCAATAAAGGTCGGCGTTGCTTCGTCCATTCTTGTTGCTATAAAAAAAGGCGATTGGAAAACTCTAAACGAAATACTTGAACGGGTTATTGGCAAGGTCCCAGAAAATATCAATTTAGCAGCTTCGTTTGCCGGAAAACCGCAAGTCGTCATTAGCTTGCCGGATAATGGCCGCACCATCGATGTAACTCCTGATGACAGATCAGAATAAAATTGTCATTGGGCCTCAAGAAGGTCCCCAAACTCAGTTTGCAGCTAGTCCGGCAGATATTGCGATTTTTGGTGGATCTGCAGGCGGTGGCAAATCTTATGCCCTTTTACTTGAACCATTACGGCATCTTTATAATGGCCAATTTAATGCGGTGATCTTTCGCCGGAATAGTGTTCAGGTTCGAAATAGTGGCGGTCTATGGGATGAGTCTTTTCAGCTATACAGCCAACTTGGCGGCAAAGCCCGTGAGTCTTATCTTGAATGGCAGTTCCCAAGTAATATGCAGGTCAAGTTTGGGCACCTTGAAAACGACTCAACCGTTTATAATTGGCAAGGCTCTCAAATTCCCCTTATAGGGTTTGATGAGCTCACTCACTTCACTGAGACCCAATTCTGGTACATGCTTTCAAGAAACCGCTCAACCTCTGGCGTGGCTGGCTATATTAGGGCCACCACAAACCCCGATGTGAAATCATGGGTCAGAACCTTAATTGACTGGTGGATTGGACCTGATGGCTTCCCCATCCCAGAACGCTCTGGCATTTTAAGGTGGTTTATTCGGTTCGATGGCAGTCTGATATGGGCCGATTCTAAAGATGAGCTTTTACAAAAATATCCACACGAGCTTCCGAAGTCCCTGACTTTTATATCGTCAAAAATCTATGACAATAAAATCCTGCTTAAAAAAGACCCAAGCTATTTAGCAAACTTAAAAGCCCTAAATCGTGTCGATCGCGGGCGGCTGCTCGAGGGAAACTGGAATGTCACTGAGTCAACTGGCCTCTATTTTAAGCGCGAATGGTTTGAGGTAGTCGATCACGTCCCACAAGGATGGATCGATTCCGTTAGGTATTGGGACCGAGCGGCCACCTTGCCAAATGAGAACAATCTGGATCCAGACTGGACTCGCGGAGTTAAAATGTATAAATACGCCAACGGCAAATTCCTGATCGTGGACCTGAAATCCGGCAGGGACACCCCTTTAAAAATTGAACAGCTCATTAAAAATACTGCCAGCCATGATTCCACAGAAGTCAAAGTGTGCATCGAACAAGACCCTGGTTCAAGTGGAGTTGCTGACGCTGAAAACTACGTCAGATTGCTGGGTGGCTATTTCGTTCAAGTCAGAAAACCTACGAAAGATAAGCTAACAAGAGCTAAGCCATTATCAGCTCAATGTGAATTTGGTAATGTTATGGTCCTGCGCGGCCAATGGAATGAGGAGTTTTTTAAAGAACTAGAGGATTTCGTTGGGGATGGTAAAGGACATGACGACATTGTTGACGCCGCATCAGGTGCTTTCAATGAATTATGCAACGCCGTTTCATTGCTTGATGTTTTATAAGGCATTTCATGGTTGAATTATCTTTATCAAGCCTCATAATTGAAGAAAATTGAAGGAGTTGGCTATAATGTCGAGAAAGAAAAAAACCAACCAGCAACAACAAAATGAGCAACCGAGGGTTGATAATGGGCTGGGTGACGCAATTCTGCCCTTCATGCAAACGCCTTACAGCAATCAAGTCTCATCCAGTGAGACCTTATTCAAAAACTTGCGTTATTATCTAGTCAGTAACTTCCGGCAGATTCTATCCCAAGCCTATGCCGAAATAGGCCTTATTCGAACCATCTGTGACGTTCCAGTTGACGACGCCTTCCGTGGTGGAGTCGAGATTAAATCAAAACAGCTGAGTGAGGAGCAAATCCAAGACCTAATCGCTCGGGTTGACCGCGACGATGAGCTAGGGACTATTTCGCAAGCCTGCAAATGGAACAGGCTATTCGGTGGGGCAGGCGTCGTAATCATCACAGACCAAGATCCAGAAACACCGCTTAACCTTGACGCCATCTCTGAAAAGACCCCGCTCGAATTTCGGGCAGTGGATATGTGGGAATTGTTTTGGGATAAGCAATCCTCTGAAGGTTTCAATATCGAGCTACAAGAGGAAGCCTACGAGTTTTATTCCTACTATGGCAAACGCCTTCATAAGTCTCGGGTAATGAAACTCAAGGGAATCACCCCACCGTCCTTCATTCGGCCAAGGCTGCGAGGCTGGGGCTTGTCTGAGGTCGAGGCCCTAGTCCGGTCCATCAACCAATACCTAAAGGCGACAGAACTGGGCTTTGAGGTCCTAGATGAATTTAAACTGGACATTTTTAAAATCAAAAACCTGACAAATACCTTGCTGACGCCGAATGGCTCCGAGCGTATTCAGAAACGGGTCCAGCTTGCGAACCTTCAGAAAAACTTTCAGAACGCGTTAACGATGGACTCTGAGGACGACTATGTCCAAAAACAATTATCGTTTAGCGGGCTATCGGAGGCCATGACTGGTTTCAGAATGCAGATTGCATCTGACATGAGAATGCCACTGACTAAGATATTTGGTATCAGTTCCGCTGGTTTCAACTCCGGTGAAGACGATATTGAAAACTACAATGCCATGGTCGAAGGGCAAATTCGAGGGAAAACGAAATACATTATTCTTCGAATGCTTGAGATTAAATGCCAGCAGATGTTTGGCATGGTGCCAGATGATCTTGAGGTCAGTTTTAAACCCCTCAGAATCCTAAGCGCCGAGCAGGAAGAGAACGTTAAGAATTCTAAATTCAACCGCCTCATTCAAGCTAAACAGGCCGGTCTGATTAATGACCTAGAATTTAAACAGGCTTGCAACAGGTCCCATTTGTTCGATATTCAGATTGATACCACCACCGACCAAATTGAGGCCGAACCACCTAGCCAGTCCACCGATGAGGACAAGGCTGAGGACGGCAGCGAAGAAATGCCCAAGGCTGAAAAGGAAACATCAAGACAGAGCCAAATACAACCGAAAGAGGCCAAGGAAGAAAAGGAGCCACAAAATGTTTAACGACAACAGTTTGGAAAAAGGTCGGGAAAAATATGGCCTTTTAAAAAATACAGATCAGAAACAATGGGAAGCCATTATTATGGAAAAACTCGGAAGGTCAGGTTTTTCTCGATATGATATTTATCCCTTTGACCAACACATGGACGATAACTTTGTAAAAGCTAAACGAAATCTTTTATCGCAGGGAAAAATAAAAGAATGCCAATTCCGAACTAAGACTGGATGGGCACAAGGACAATGGATTCAAGGCTATCGCCTCTCATCATTTACTGGCGATTCGAACATTGAAATTAAATAATAGGAGCATCTATGTTCAACGACGATAGTTTATTAAAGGGACAAGAAAAGTACGGCAATGCTCAATCACCAAAAATTATAGAAACCTATTCAGAAAGTTATAAAGGTCAAACCATAAAATATACTATAAAAGAAACCTATAGTGAACCTTTTATATCTCCAGCAACGGGCAGAGAAGTTGTTCGAGTAACATATAGAGTATTTGCCGACATGTCAGGCCCACTGGGTAAATTAGAATTAGATGAACAAGGATATTCTGTCGAACGAATTAAATCAGCCATTCAAAAATCTGCTAGAGCAGCTATTGATGAAGGTGTAGCTGAACACAAAAAATTAGTCGAAAAGACCTTCGGGAAAAAATAAAGGAGCATCTATGTTTAACGACAAGAGTTTGAAAAAAGGCCAATAGTCTATGACAAACTTTATTAAAAATCCGATTCGAGAGTTTATAGATGTCACCGACGGACTTCAATCTGATTCGTTTCAGTGGTCCTATGGCGGCATCTATAAATGCCTAGTCTTTCACTATGGCAAGGATGAGGACCAAGGCAAAATTGCAATTAAATATCAGGGCGGTTATCTAATTTTTCAAACGCCCGATCTATTCAAAACATGGGTTGATAAACAAGGGTGATGAGAATGAGCGAAATTTACTGGCAGCCAGGTGTTACACTAGACGCAATCGAGAAACAGGTTATCCTAAAAGCCTTTCAGTTCTTTGGGCACAATAAAACTCACACAGCTCACGCCCTTGGGATTGCTATTAGAACTCTCGACAATAAGCTGGCTAAGTATGAAAAGGAACAAGATGGTCAAGCAGATCGAATTAAAGCCGATCAAGCCGGAAACTGACATTGTAGAGTTACTCGAAAAGGCCGTCATTCAGGCCCTACGAGAACAATTCTATAAGCCTATCCTTGAAGAGATTGGCGCAGGCCGTTCCAAGATACTTAAAAACGCCCTAGATGATGTTATTTCTGCCATTCTTGCCGGTAAAATTATCTTTGACCGTGGTACCTTCCGAGGAAAGTTTACGTCGAGTATATCCAAAGAGTTAAAATCTCATGGAGCGAGGTGGGACAAAGTCTCAGGATCATGGAAGATCCACTATTCAAAACTGCCCATTGAAATAAAAAACGCCATCGATCAGTCGCGCTATCGCATGGAACAAAAAATAAAAGCCATTGATAAAAAGATTGCTGCCATTATTCCAGATGAATTACTCAAGCACGTTAGGCTAGAGCATCTGTTTGACCGCCAGATTTGGGACCTAGACAATAAGTTTAGGGATTCAATGGCCAAGGTAACCATTCAGCCAAAGTTCACCGAGGAGCAGCGAAAAAAGATCGCTGCTGAATATACTAACAACATGAAGCTGGACATTAAAAAATGGATGGACGAGGAAATTGTCAGCCTCAGGAAAAAGGTCGATAAGCACGTTCTGACTGGCCTTCGATATGAAAACCTAGTCCCAATGATTCAGAAAAGCTATGGGGTGAGCGTTAGCAAGGCAAGGTTCATCGCCCGTCAGGAGACTAACCTTCTCACGACCAAGTTTAGAGAAATCAGGTACACTGATGCGGGTGCCAAAAAATACATCTGGAGAACCGTGGTCGGAACTACTGCCCATCCAGTCCGACCCCAACATCAAAAGCTCAACGGTACCATTCAATCGTGGGACAGCCCGCCTATCGTTTCTGAGCCCGACCAACCGATTAGGCGCGCCCATGCTGGCGCAGATTTTAATTGCCGTTGCATCGCAATTCCCATAGTCTCTTTCGATAAGGATGGGGACAAAAAATGATAAACGATTTATTCAAGAGCTTTTCCATTGAAGACCAAGAACGCGAAGACATTAAAATGATCAGACAAGCCTTTGATGACCTATACAAAAAGGTCTGCAAGGCAACGCCTGAGCATAATGTTCATTACAAGACTTTAGTCGGGATGAAACTCGAAGAGGCTTGTTTCTATGCCGTAAAGGCTATCGCCCGTAAATAATTCCACTGGATTGTAGCTCAGTTGGTAGAGCGCACGACTGTTAATCGTGTGGTCGCAGGTTCGAATCCTGCCAATCCAGCCATTCAGGTGACTACTATGAATGAACAACAAAAAGAGCTAACTAAACATGAACGCATCATCATTAGATTGGCAAGGCAAGGCTTAAAAAACCGGGAGATTGCCCTAATGATTAACCGACATTATGCCACCGTCCGATGGCACGTTGATAATATCAGACGTAAAACAGGTCTAAAGAAAAAACAATTCGGCCAGATTAATCTATTAAACGAACGCTAACTCGGCAAATCTTGCTTACTTGACACGCAACAGCCTCTAATCAAAACTGGTTGTATGCGTGAAAATCAAAAAACACCATTACTCGAAGGCAAGGTATTCTACGGACTTCACTTTGCCTCCGGAATAGCTCAATACCAGAACGCTGGTTCGGACCCCGAGACTATCTTTATTTCTGAAACGGTAGCCAAGGAAATGAATAAATCCTTTGCTGGCCGCCCTGTTTTTATCAATCACATCGACGACCTTAATACTGAAATCGTGGCCAATGAATGTGTGGGCTATGTTGTTGAATCCTTTTTCAATAAGTCTGACGGGTTCCACTGGTGCAAGTTTGTTATCACGACCGAAGAGGGCCTACGAGCTATTGAACAAAATAATTGGAAACTCTCAAACGCCTACTTTCCTAAGTCGTTTGGGGCATCTGGTGTCTGGCATGGTGCCGACTATTCTAAAGAGGTTGTTGAGGCCGAGTACGAGCATCTGGCGATTGTCCAAAATCCTCGCTACAATGAATCAGTCATTTTAACCCCAGAGCAATTCAAAAAGTATAATGAAGAAAAAGAACTGGAGTTGAAGCGTCTCGCGAACTCCAAAGAAAACAAAGGAGTTTTATCAATGTTAACTTTCTTCAAGAAAACGAAAGTAGAGAACGCACTAGACCTAGAAAATATGTCAGTGACTCTCCCCAAGAGCAAGGTTGAGGTAACCATCTCAAAACTTGTAAACGATGCCGACGAAAAGGAGATGAATAAGGAAGAGCCAAAAGAGGCCCATCCCGAGCATTTCGTAAAAGTCGGTGACTCCATGATGAACGTTCAGGCCCTCATTCAGAAGCATGATGATATGTGCAATGAGATTGCTGAACTCAAGCGCATTAATGATGAGTTGAAAAAGAAACACGAGGGAGCTGAGGAGCCTGAAAAGAAAGAGGAGCCAAAGCCCGAGGAGAAAAACGACGACTCTGAAAAACCTCAGAATGAAGAACCTGAGAAAAAAGAGGAGCCAAAAAAAGAAGAACAGAACGACGATGATGAGGATATGCCAGAGAAAAAGCATAACCATTTCGACGATCTTAAAAATGCGCCAGCGTCAGCCTTTAAGAACCAACAGGTTATTGAACTGGGTTCCGACATGGTTGCTCGCGGAAAAGCACGTTACGGAAATAACTAAATAAAAAAGGAGAATTACAATGTCATTAGAATTAAACCAGTTTGTTCAGGCTCCCGTCCTTGGAATGACCGATATGAAGTTCAACTTCAACACCATGAGTGTTCAGGTTGATAGCTCCGAAACCGGAGAAATCGTTGCCGGTCAAGCCGTTGTTGTTGTTGATAATGCAGGTGGCGTACCTAAAGTCGTTGCTGCTTCTGCAAATGACGATAAAGTTTGGGGCTTCGTAAACTACGATATCAAATCTCAGAAATTCGTTGCTTCTAACGCAATGGAAGTATCCACCGAAGGAAACGTTCTGTTTCTTCTATCCACTGGCGCGATTGGCCGAGGCGCACAAGTTACCCTCGACGTTTCGGTCGCTGGCGGCGTTGCTGCGGCAGTAACTGGTGATCGTCTTGTTGGCTACGCGCTTGATAAAGCATCGGCTTCAGGTGCCCTTATTCGTGTTCGCCTCTATGGACCTCATGCGGCCTTGGCTTAATCAAATCAAATAAAGGAGAATTAAATCATGTCAAAAATCTTAGATAAACACGGAAACAAAATCGTTCTTAACGAACAGGAACAGCGCATTGCTGACCTCAACCAGCGGCGCATGAACGCCCTTGGTTATGAAGTCAACATTACGACACTCACCACCATCGCCAAAAAAATCACAGAACAGAAGTTCTTTGAAATTGCACCTGCAGACTACCTCCCCGTTCGCGTTGGCGAAGGAGCTTGGTCCACCAATCTTGTTACTTATCGCTCATTTTCTTTGGGTGATGATTTCATGGCTGGCGTTATCAATACTGGCAGTAACAATGACCGCCTCGCTGCTGCTGATGCTGGAGTGGATTCTGTCACAGTTAAAGTAAGCAACTGGGCGAAATCAATTCACTGGTCTTTGCCTGACCTTCAGTTAGCCGCTAAATCCGGCAACTGGGATTTGGTTACTACTAAAGAAAAAGCCCGCAAAAAGAACTGGGACCTTGGTATTCAAAAGATCGCTTTTTTGGGCGGTGGACAACCTGGGGTTTTGGGTCTCTTGAACCAAGCCGGTATTGAAACCAATACAACTTTCCTCACTAAAGCTATCAGCACCATGACTCCTTCTGAATTGAAGGCGTTCTGCGCTGGCATCCTCGAAAAATATCGTGCGAATTGTAACCGCACAGCTTGGCCTACTCACTTCATCATTCCAGAGAGTGACTACCTTGGTTTGGCAGCGCCTTCATCTGCTGACTTCCCATTGAAATCAGTATTGGCTGTTTTGGAAGAAACTTTCAAAATCATGACTAAAAAACCTGATTTTAAAATTCTTCCTTTGGCTTATGCTGATGCTGCTTATAACGCTGCTGCCGGTATCAATAAACAGTGTTACGTTCTCTTGAACTACGAAGAAGAATCACTCCGCATGGATATCCCAGTGGACTACACTAACACTTTGGCAAACAGCATTGATAACTTCTCTTTCCAAAACGTAGGCTATGGTCAATTCACTGGCGTTCAGGCTTACCGTCCGAAAGAGCTTATTTACTTCCAGTTCTAACAAGTCCTTGTTGGTACTTGTGCGGCGGTCTAGCGCCTCATCCTCGTTAGGCCGCCTTTTTGTGTGGGGGAGCAATGTACGTAAATCCGACGAAGAGTGATTTTCAAAATTATTTTTATAGGGATTTTCCGTTCACGGCGAACCCGAGCGATCTGACTAAAGTCCAGACGAAGGATATTACTAAGGCATTCTGCGATGCAGACTCAATGATCAATCCTGAACTATTTGCGTCTCAGTCATCCTACACATTGGGTTATCTGCATCTGGCAGCCCATTTTCTTGTTATGAATCTTCGAGCATCCTCTCAGGGGATCAGTGGACAGTTTGGATGGCTTGAAACTTCAAAAAGCGTCGGCTCCGTTAGTGAGGGGTTACAGGTCCCTCAGCGCATTATGGACAACCCGATGTTCGCGATGCTCTCAAAAACTAACTACGGGGCAAAATATCTTTATATGATCTTGCCGATGCTCAGTGGCCAAATCTTCATCGTGAGCGGGGAGACATTGCCCTGATGGATGATATTAAGGTGGATCTGAAAAATGCCGATCTCGTGAAGCTAATAAGAATGTTTGGCGGTATTATCCCCAAGGTTCGGCTTGGTATTTTAGGCGACAAAACAAATAGAAAAGCAGGCCAAGGTGAGGTTCCAAGTAATGCAGAGATCGGTTTAAAGCATGAGTATGGCGACAATGAGGTTCCTTGTCGGTCATTTCTTCGAATGCCTATTCAGACCAAATTAAATAAATACCTTGAAAAAGAGGGCGCCTTTGAAAAGGACACTCTTGATAAAATGGTCAAAGAGGGGAACCTAGTTGAGTTTGTAAAAAAAATCGGGGTGATTTCCGAGACAGTGGTATTAGATGCGTTTCATACTGGCGGTTTTGGAGCTTGGCCTCCGCATAGCCCAAACTATGAAAACAATACTGGGATGCTGCTCGTGGACACTCAACAGCTCAGAAATAGCATTACGCATGAGGTGGTCGAATGATTATCAATGCGAAGGATTTTAAACTGAATCAAAATATCGGGACGCTTCCAAACGTTTCATCGACCTTGATGAATTGGATGCAACCTTTCACGATTTCGAAGGTAATTAAAACAGTCGTCAACCATGAGCTCGTTGAAACTCTTCAGGTTGTGGCCTTTGAGGGCGTTGTCGAAGCGGGAACTCCCGAACAGCTTGAGATCAAACCAGAGGCGCAAAGATCATGGAAGTGGGTAAATATCTGGACCCTACCGACAATTAACCTTCTGACCGATGATATTGTTGAATCTATGGGCAAAAACTACCGTATTAAGTCTAAACAGGACTGGGCGCAATACGGCTATATTCAATATGAAGCTGTCGAAGATTGGGTGGATGTATGATAGTTCATCAGAATGCCTCTATTCTTACCCAAGGAAAACAAACTTCATTTAAAGCAGCTGGTGGAACCGAACCCTACACTTATGCAATCTCAGATAATAAGAGTGGGGCTTATATTGACCCTGTTACTGGTGACTATTTTGCTGGCATCACCATTGCTACCGATACGATAACAGTCACCGATTCAAGCGTCGTTCCAATCGTAGTGACGACCACTATTTCAGTTTTAACGACTAGGCATTTGATCTGTGATATTATCCAAAACCAACTCGACCTTACGGCTGATCGAGTTTACCTGTGGGACCAGAAAATTATGCAACCTAAGGACTTTGGTCTATATGTTGCTGTGGGAGTCTTATCTCGTAAGCCCTTTTCTAATAGCCGTAAAACTAGACCTGACGGGGTTTCTGTTATTCAGTCGATGAATTTTCAAGAAAGTATTTCGATTGACATTATCAGTCGTGGAACCGATGCAAGGGACCGTAAAGAAGAGATTTTGATGGCCCTCAATAGCGTTTATTCACAACAAATTCAGAATCAAAATTCCTTCTTTATTGCCCCTATCACGACTCAAATTCGAAACTTGTCTCATCAAGACGGTGCCGCAATTCCTTATCGGTATCATATTGACGTGACAATCATGTATTCTATTTCAAAAATAAAAACAGTACCGTACTATGATGACATCCCAAGTTTTGAATTCATGGTAGATACATAGGAGATTAAACATGGCAGATTTAAGCATTTCTAACGTGGTCAATATCTCGGTCGCCGAAGCGGGGACTGGAATTGGCGAATACAATACAAGCAACGTTGCTATTTTTACCCGAGAAGCAGCTGGCGGCGGATTTGGAACCGATGGCTACAAGCTGTATAAATCACCAACAGACGTTGGTGTTGATTTTGGGACTGGCAGCTCAACTTATAGCATGGCCGTAGCCCTTTTCTCCCAAAAGCCAAATATTTTGGCAAATGGTGGGTATTTAGTTGTTATGCCCTATGCTGATGAGGCTGGAACAGTAGAGATTCAACAGATTGATTTTTCTGCCGTTCCTGTTTCCGGTACTTATAAATTGGCTTATGGTGTAATTCAAACGACTGATCTTGCCCATGACGCCGATGCCGATACCGTTCAAACAGCTCTCAGACTTTTGTCAGGACTTTCGTCTATTACTGTCACAGGAGACTATACTGCTGGCTTCGAAATTACCTTTATTGGAATTGACGGTGATGCCACTTTACTTGCCGTTGCAGATAATAGCCTTCTTGATAGCGGTGCTTTAACGGTTGACCTCACGTTTAGCGTAACAACAGCCGGTGTTCCATCCGTTTTAGAAACAATGGAAGAAGCTTTGATTAGAACCGTCGGTCTTGTTCAATACTTTGGCATTATGACCTCTGAAATTCCTTCTGAAGCCGATATGCTAGACGCCGCTGCATGGATTGAAACCCAAGATAAAATGGGCTTTTTCGTTAGTACAACGGTCGCAGATGTTGAGGTCGGCGGAATGCTCGACTTGCTTCGTTCTGGCGGTTTTACTCATTCTCGCGGTTTGCTCTATACCATAAGCACAGCCGAGGCATTGAAGATGATGGCTGCTTACGTTGGCCGTGGACTTTCTGTAAACTTTGGCGGTTCTAATACCACAATGACAATGCATCTAAAGGACCTTCAAACTATTCAACCCGATTCAGGAATGACTGAGACTTTATTGGCTAAATGCCAAGCGGCTGGGGTTGATGTTTACTGCTCTATCCAAGGCGTCGCAAAGGTATTCTGTTCCGGACTTAATGACTTTTTTGATAACGTTTATAACCTCTTGTGGTTTGTGGGCGCCTTAAAAGTCGCTGGCTTTAATACTTTAGCTCAGACCTCAACGAAGATCGTTCAGACTGAAAATGGGGTTTCAACCCTGAAGTCCGCCTATCGTAAGGTCTGTGAACAAGCTGTAACCAATCAATATGCAGCGGCTGGCACTTGGACTAGACCTGAGACATTCGGAAGCCAAGAGGATATGTTCGCCAATATTGAACAGCGTGGCTATTATATTTATTCAATTCCGGTCTCTCAACAATCTGCCGCTGATAGAGCCGCCCGCAAAGCGCCTCTAATCCAAATCGCAATTAAAATGTCCGGTGCAATTCACAGTTCTGACGTGCTGGTTGCCGTCAACGCATAAGGGGGATTAAATGAGCACAGTTGCAATGAGTGGTGACGACACCATCGTTATAAATAACAGAGTTTTTACTGATTTGGCTGATGGGGACGTGGTAAATCTTACCTTCCCAAATGATATTGCTAACATCAAGACTGGTAAAAATGGAAACTCAATCTATGGCTTTAATGCCACAGGTAAACAATGCGAAGTTAAAATTAGGGTCATTCGGGGTTCAGCTGACGATAAATTTTTGAACGGCCTTCTCGTTTCCC